CTACCAACTGAGCTATAGAGGATTGAGAGCCTCTGACAAGATTTGAACTTGCGACCTGAGCTTTACAAAAGCCCTGCTCTACCACTGAGCTACGGAGGCGATAATAAGGCATCTTATTTAACAAAATTACTGTTCAATAAGATGCGATTCATACGTTTACTTGGTGAATGTCCCGTATGATAGAAACTACCATCAAAGAATACAATTCTATTCTTTTTAGGTTCTACAGTTTGTTGGACTGTATATGTTTCGGATTGTACTCTTTCGTTATAGATTACAGTATCCCCATCCGAATCTTTTAGATAAAGGATAGTAGTCCAATGAGGTTGTTTAAGATCTACATGAGGTGTATGTAAAGTATTTTTGGGTGACTTCACCGTCATGTCTAGTCTTGTTCTGATTAAAGATGCTTTCTCTTTAATGAGTTCCTGTTCCATTTTTAGTATAGCAGGAATCCATATTTGTCCTTTAGAATCATCAAATCGGAGTCCATAGTTAGGATCATATAATCCATGACTAAATCCATGTAACCAACCTGATTCGTCCTCAGTAAAAGTAGAAACATTTTTTTGATATTTCCATTCAAAAGATTGATTAGTTACACAATCTTCCAAATAATCAATATAATATTGATCTAGGAAATTATCAATTACTTTAATCATACTACTTTCTCATTATGTAAAGGGGGCGCTGCTTCTACTTGCAGATCTTTTGTACTCCCCCAGGTATATAGGAGTGGGGGGACTTGAACCCCCACGAGATTAATTCTCAACAGATTTTAAGTCTGGTGCGTCTACCGATTCCGCCACACTCCCATCAATGTGGAGCACCCCAATTTGTTTGGTGTTACCAATTTCCCAGGTAGGGGGATGAAAAGCACAATACTCATTGAATGTAATCTTCATTTCCTTATCTGTCAAGTTGCAATTTCTTGCTGCCTTTGGTAAGTTCCATTTAGCGGACCAAAGGTTTTCCATTGATTCGCGAGTTTCAGGTCTCATAAGAAATTAAAATTAATATTGAATCTGCCATGGGCATTGGTTGTTGTAGAAGAACTGTGTTTAACTTGGGGATCGAAAAACATCATTCGATTTGCTACACTATCTACCTTAGTTCCATCTTCAAATAATGTGTATCCATCACATGTATTGATAGAAAATACTGCACCCATGTTTTTAAATGTATAATCAACGTGAAATGGGTGTGTTTTTACTTCAGGTGTCCAAGGGAAAAAATTTGCTTTGATTCTAAGTAGAGAACGCATCTGAATCTTACTCAGAAACATATGACTCATAATACCAAAGAAAGGACTCTTAGGTTCAAGTTGATGGTAAATCATATGTGTTCCCATCCATGACCATGGTTCTGTTTTTTCACTGCTGTGAGCAACACTTTTTTGAATGTAGAAGGGAAATTCTTTATCATGAGTGTTCATGATAGTCATCTCAAGTATTCTAAAGTCATCCTCAGCAAGAAAGTTATCAACTATCTTCATTTTGTTCCAGGAATTGTTTTTGGAATTCTTCCACTTGAGTTTGAATTTCGTCTGGAACTGGCGAAACCTCGTTGACAGGAACCATCATTACAGATTTACCGTCAGGACGAGTAATCTTCCAACAAACACGTTGATTATCTGTGAGATCTAAGAGAAACTCAAAGTTATCTTCTGCTTGTTCTAGCGTAACACCAATCGGTCCAATCATTGTACAGCAAAGCAATAGGTAATCAAGTCGTTATCAATAATCTCCTGAACTTCAGAGATTGTTTCGGCAAATCCTTCTGAACCTTCGTCATCGAATTTCCATTGAACATCTTTCTCATATCCTTCGTCATCAACCAGAGTCATTTTACGTTTGGAGAAGTTTACGAAGATGTGTGAGAGGGAGTCCATGTTGGTCTCTTCAGTACCTATGTAGTATAGCAGGTCTGAGGCAGGATGTCAAGGGTCAGTTCAGTTTGATTGTCAGAGCAGTCAGTTGCATAATGCCAGCAGCAGCAGTTAATGCCATGGCACCAGCGGTAGCAGTAAGGGTCGCAGCACCTGCTCCAACTGTTGTAGTCCATGCACCAGCACCAACATTACAAACATATGCGCCAGCACCAATATTTAGATTATATCCTGCTGCTCCACACTGTCTAGTGATCGTTCCTGCTGCGATGATAATCGAGTTGGTAGGAACAGTATCAACACCATTCAATGCTCCAGGAGTCTGTGTCGTAATAATAGATCCTGCACATACAGTAGTAATACCAACCTTTGCTGCCAATGGATTGGGTGGAGTATTAATCAACTGTGTTAAGTGTGTTGTGGACATATTGATTGTACTGTCCCCTGCTAGCGTAAGTTCACCAGCAGCATATGTTTGTTTAGAACAACTATTATCCAGAACCCCACCAGAAATTTGATGCTTATTTGCATGTAGATCCATTTCTGCTGACTGTAGATTCAATCTAGCACCAGTAACATTCACATCAAGGTCAGAACCAAACCGCATAGTATGTTTCTGAATACTTTGTCCTGATCCATTACTTTCACCGTTCTTATCTACCATTCGGGGACCACCTTCAGCAGACAAGAAGAATCCCCCACCAACTTCAAGATGGCAATTGCCAGTAACTTTTAAGAAATAATCCCCATTAATAGTTCTAACGTAATCATTATCGATAATTTTACAATCATCACCAGCAACTGATGCTGTTAAGTTGCCCGCATAACTGACGTCATCAGCAACTAATGAACCAGTATTTCCTTTACCAGAGTTATTATCTTTTTCAAATTGTTTTACTGCTTTTTGTATTTCTTCCTCTGTTGCATCAGGGTTCTTTCTCTGAAATTGATCTTGTGCATTTCTTCTTGCTGCCTCGGTCTGATTAATATTTGTGGAAATATGCGTAGTACCATTTGCTCTTTTTGATACTGTTGCTTGACGACCAGGAGTACCGATATGAAGTTCAGACGCACCATCTAAAAATGTTGTCGCGGCAACTAGATATGGATCTGCATCTTCTAAGATAGAATCTATAAGACTACCAGCACCAAAAGCATCTCCACAAGATTTTCTCCCCCTATCAGTACCCATGATCTTTTGAATACTCTCAAGTTCTTCCTCAGTACAATGAGTTACACCATATAAAGGATACCAACCAACAGTATCTTTACCACCATCAGCACTTCTACCACAAGGAGTAGGAATAAACTTAATGAATAACTTAATAAGACCTGTGATACTTGTAATACCATTCAAAAGACCATCAAATCCTGCAGCAAAAATTTCAGAACCTTGTTGCCATGCATCAATGATTTCAGTTGCTTGCTCATATCCGCTTACGATAGTCTTTACAGTATCAACTACAGACAGCATAGTAGAAAGAACTGACTGTACACTACAGACAATGCTGTTAACAACATCCTGAACACCTTGTACAACCAATGCTGCCTTATCAATCAGACCATCCAAAAATGAATCTAACTGTGAAGTCAATGCTCCAATAGGATCCTGAATCATGCCAATCAATTGATTATCGACTGCACACAATGCTTTCAGGATAGTAACAACTGCTGTCTGAATTACTGTCGTAAGAGCAAAAGGAATACCCGCACCAATTGAACCTAAGAGATTCACTAACTCTAGTTGTTCAGCAAGAGCACTAATCTGTTGCCTAATTGCAGAAACAATTTGAGCGAATACAGCACCTAAAAAGTTTTGCATCTTTGCCATTAGTGCTTTTGCACTAACGAGTTTGCCAGTAACAATATTTAAGAAGTCGCCATCTTCTGCTTTAACTAGGTTACCTGCATGAGACGCAATATCTTCTACGAGATATGATAGTTGGTACTCTAACGTTTTCCAAGGTCCACCAACACCATTTGCAGCAGGAAGAGGTTTACTTACAGTCTTTGGTTTATGAGGATTACCAGAACTACCAGCAGTGTAAGAACCAATAGTTCTACCTGCTGGTGCTCCTTTACCAGCAACCTGTGTTGTTTTTGTTCCACCAGGAATAGGAACACTGTTATTACCGTCGTTACCTCTTTGTTTATTTCCTGCGTTACCTCTCTCGTTAACTACACTATAAGTTGGATCTGCAGGATGATATAAGACTGGATTTACATGACCAGTGCTACCTGGTTCCATAGTTTCGCCTGTAAAAGCAAAGACATTCTTGGTATTAGTTTCAGGAGATTTGTTAACACGCATAACACCCATAACAATAGGCATTTGAGCGTTTTCTCCATCCATGAAGAAACCCATAACAATTGCACCTGGTTGCAACTGTCCAGAACTTTCACCCTGACCATCATTACCTGGTTGAGACGTATGCTGTAGTACAGTTGCCCAAGGTAATGCTTCTGTAGGAAGATCAGCAGTTGTTCCACCTCTTACATTGGTGTAGTATCCCAGAACTCGGACTTTCACTCGTCCAAGTTCCATAGGGTCGGTATTATCTTCTACTTCGCCAACCCACCAAAAGAATCCGTCTTTACCAACAAAATTGATAGTGGGTTCATTAATGATACCATCAATAGACATGTTATCTTTTTACCTTTACGATTTATTTATTCGCGAATATAACCGAAGTCTACAAGATACTTACGAGTCAAAGGAGTTGGTTCATATACTTCCCACATATTACCACCAGCACACGCTGCAAGAGCATCCATAGTCATATTCTCTGTTCTACCTGCCCACTGTGCTTCTGCTTCCCAAGGTACAGCAGACTTAGGATATGTACGCTCTACTAGTACCTTCCAGATCATAGGTACTTCATCTTCAGGTTTGATGATAGCAATCAAACTATTATCAATCGTACCTGCCATACAATCTTGTGCAGCGTGCCATCCTTCATGACGCATAACCATCATGAGTGTAGCAGGATCACCCATAAACTCCTTATTCAAAAAGAAGTTATTGCTTACCGTGTGATATACACCACGATGCATTTTAGGGAAATACTTCTCATCAGCAAGGAATACATTAACTCCAATTTGATTCAGTGAGTGTAGAATGTTATGAAACTCACCAGTAACACCAGTAAATGCTTCAGTGTTATCATATTGTGACGAGATGTCAAGCATTGAGTATACTTTCTCTACATCATCAGTGCATTCACCAAGGAGCATACATCCCATGGAGTGCATAGTTTTGTATTCGGTTTCTTTGATGGGTTCTGCCATGGCAGGACTAATAGACCCCAAAAGTCCGAGTGTCAAGAATGCATTAATAAGTTTGTTGTTCATGATAATAAATTGAACATGCCCGAAGAGGGGATCGAACCCCCGACAATCTCCGTGTAAAGGAGGTGCTCTACCTCTGAGCTATTCGGGCTTCCTAGTGAAGCGATACAGTTCTGTACTACCCCACATAAGTTCACCTGTTTCCAAGTCTCTTCCTTGGTCACAAGTATGTAGTTTGTCTTTATAGACGTGTATTTCAGAAATTACACGGTCTCCCCTATAACCTCTACATTTATCTCCAGCAAGTTGACCGTGCCAAGCATTGCCATCGAACTTAAATATCATATCACAATCTTCGTGTCTTGTCCAGTCCAAGTGATAGTTCTCTACTAACACTTCGGTTTCGGACAATACAACTATCCTGTGATTCTTCTGACGATAAGGAGACTCTGGCCCTTCTCGTCTCTTGAAATTTGTAGATTGAAATCCATCATCATGACGTTTCCAAGTGATCTCTACAGAAACCCAATTGCATGGATCAGATTGTGCTTGGTGGCGATTTTCCCAATGACCTAAGATATAGTCTTCAAATTTAGCCATAACAATCTCTGAACCCTTACATGGTTATTCTAAAAGAAATTCACTCCCCTGTCAAGTCAATCCTCGTAAACTAAACACTCAGGTTCAGATGGATTTTGATCACAGAAAAGTTCTAAGTAACTAGGATCGTGATGATCGCCAGCTTCAATTTCTTTTTTGTGATGCTCTACATACTCTTCTAACTCATGCAACTCGCCTTCAATGTGACGTCGTTGCTGTGGAGATGTAGACGGACTGTCTAGAATCTCTTTATCGACAGCAATATGCTTCTCGATACTTTCCATGTATCCTCCTTTTGTAATAATTATTTATTTGATTTATATGGTGGAATCCTTCATTAAAAGCAATTCCGTAGTCATGTTAACGCCATTAGTATCATGAGTCAAGCTAGCAATTAGATATCTACCACTATATCTACGGTCTACTTTAGGTGTCTTTCCAGATTTTGCTGAGGTAGGAATGATGATATCAATTCCTGAACCAACATACAAATCCATATTTCCTGGAATAGTTATTTGTAGTTTGATAGTCTTTAGACTTTCAATCCTCATCCATTGGTATGCCTGGAGTTCTACGAGTGACTCATAATTTTTTTGAGGATTATCTTCAAATCTTTGATCAAAAATTTGATTCGGAAGAATTGTGTATCTAACTCTCTTTGGATACTCAATTAATTTCTGAATTCCCTGATCCATAGAATTAATAATATTCTTATTACCACCGTCTTTCAAGTGAGACATACTATTCCAGTATGTGTTGATATTATAATAATGAGCATCTACAGAGATGTCTGTACTAATACCCATTTTAGATTGTGTAATGGTAGTTGGGTCAAATCCAATACTATAACCAGACCATGTACCATGACGTAATCCCATCAAAAAGTTCTTCTCTTCAGGAAAAACTACAGCATTAATTCTATATTGGTCTGCAGCACCATCATCTGCTATATTTTTTGGTGCTTGAGTATACCTATACAATCTTGGTTGTCCAGTATTGATATTAGTTTCTTCATTATCCTTCATGGCATTTGCATCATCAATCATCTTATCGATAGACTTGTAATGATATCCTAATGCATTCTCAAAAAATGCAAATCCATTCTGCAATGAAGTACCTGCTGATTTACGAATAGATCTCTCAGTCATCCAGTAGATTGCATCAAATGGTCTCCAGTTAGGAATGATAAATTTATGGTCATTTAATGTTTCTTCTAGATACAGTCTTTTTCTAGTCCCAATATATCTGCTACTCTTTAATATATCTTCAACAATCTGAGAAGTTTCAGTTTTATTCTTAAAGATAACATCAGTCATACCAAATATGTTTACTGCTTCATTCTTAATAAACTCATCTGATGCTAAGTTGATAACATATACGTCAGTATCTTGATTTGTTCTAGAACGAGATAGGATATTATATGAACGCATAAAAAATGTTCGATCAATGATACTTCCTACAATCTGTACTTTAAAAAGTTCAGATCCTGTGAAGGTATTAACCAAACCAGCAGAATCTTCAATAACAAGTTTTGCTTCCATTGTAGAGGAAGTAATAGATTCATATATCTGGAATCCCCTAACAAAATCTTTGATGTCATATTGACCATTAGGAGTCTTTAATTTTTCACCATCGCGAAAGATGGATACGGAGATTTCTACATCACCAGGATTTTCTCTAAAAATTGTCATTTGAAAATACCTCTGAGAGGATTATTAGTAGAACCAAGAAGAGCAGCAGCAGTTCCGACGAGAGCACCACCAATGTTCACACCGCCGCCACCAGCACCTCCTCCTCCGCCTCCACCGCGACTACCGACCACTACAGGAGGTCCTTTCCTTTGTCCTGCTTGTATTGCCATCTGGACCGCTTGCTGTGCCTGTGCAACCATCTGAGAGTTCATACCATTTGATTGGCCAACTTGTTCTATGACAGCACCAACCATCTCGCGTGTTCTTTCATTTATTCTCTCCCTTGCTTCATTACGTTCTTCAGTTGATCTCGAAAGACTGCCTCGTCTGCCCCGTGCTTTAATCTCTGCATCGCGTTGTGGTGCTGCAGTTTTAGTTCTTCCACCTTTAACACTTGTCGTTGGACCACCGAGAATCATATTCCCCATACTTCCAGAAGAAGAACTGCTACTGCTGCTATTACTAGAACTCATAGTACCAGAACCAGCACCAAATCCTCCACTGGTAGTAGCACCACCTGCTTTCATTGCTGCAGAAACAGCAGCATCACTTTCATGTTGCAATCCAATCCAGGTACTCTTCAATGTAGATACGTTACCTCCAGTCTGTTTCACTAAAGCAACACCGAGTTTATTTTGAGTTTCTGGTGAGAACTGATCTGTTTTATTAACAACACCTTGGTCAACTAAACCCTTTAAAGTACTTCCAATAAACTGATAACGACCGACAGCATGTAACTTACCAGATGATTTCCACTGAGCATCACTCATGGTTCCATCATCATATTGCTTGTCCATGACCTCCTGAACGGTCATAGAAGTTAGTTCTTTACCAGATGGATTAAATGGTGCCTTTCTATAGTCTCCACTGTATCCAAGAGCAGTGTGGCCACCATCAGCACCACCCTGATTAACTGCGTTATATCCTCCAACACTATCAGATTCTCTCTTACCAATAAGATCGAGAATAGCACCATAACCCCCTGCTGCAGCAGGCATATTAGTATTACCGCTGCCACCTTGAATACCTGAACTAATACCATCTAAGAAACCTAGATGTAAGTGAGTTGGGTGTCCTGTATTTCCAGGTCCAGTCTTACCACCACCTTTAAACCATGATCCCCATCCATCAGTGATGATTTGGGATAGTTTCATTTTATCGCGAAGTTGATATGCTTCCTCTGCTAATTGTGCAGTTCTTGCTTTCCAAGCACCAGCTCTCCAATCAGTAATATCAATTGCTAAACCTTTATAATGAAGACTACCAGAACTATGCCCACCAACTGCTTCACCACCATTTTTATTAAATCCAACTCCTCTATTAGGACCACTACCACTATGATTATTCTTTCTAAAGTTTGGATGCTCGGCAACAGTAAAACCTTTATCTAATGCCCATTTACCACCAGCAGCAACTGCCTGTAAACCAGCACCTATAACTGGTTTTTCTTCTTGCCCCTTCTTCGATACAGGTTCGGTTGTAGTTGTTTTTGGTTTTCCACCACCACCAGTGAGACTGTTCCACCAATTTCCTACAGCACCCATCGCACCACCAAGAGCCATCTCAGGAACTTTTCCTCCTTGAGATCTACCAGGAACTTTATATCCCTGACTTCTTGCTTCACCAAGTCTCTTCTGAGTTAAGTGAGGTTGCGTTTTTGTTCCAGGAGTATTAAAAGGAACGACGAAAGCTCCCCCATTGCTCTTTCTAGCAACATACTCAGTTCCATGTCCGATGAACGAGGTTGATCTCCCCCCGTCCAAAGATACCTTGTATCCTGATTGTGGTCCACTAATCCATCCTCCTTGTGATCTACTTGGAAGATTCTTGACTGAACCTCCTTGGGATTTCTCTTCGTCTTTATTATTTAATGCATTGAGACCAATCATTGTCCCCCCTGCTATTGCAGTACCAAGCAGAATTTTTCCTAAAGCACCGCCCCTTCTACCACCTCGTCTACCAGGGAGACCACCACCACCTCGTCCACCGCCACGAGTGACAAACTTAATCAGAGCACGAACACCCTTCGCAATATCAGTAATAATCTTAGTTGGATTCTTTAAGTACCTAATACCTAATACAATCGAACCAATTCCAACAATTGCTTTACCAAATCCTAAAAGTCTCTCTTGCCAAGTCGCATCATCTTTAAGTAAATCATAGAGACCATCGATGGTAGTTGTGATACTCCATTTTGCCCAATCAAAAATAAATTGAACAACAGTCTTAATGACGTCTAAGATTTTTACAATTGTATCTTGATTTTTCGGATCACTTAACCATTTAAGAACTGGAATGACAACTGCTATTTTAAACAGATTACCAAATAAACCAAGAAGTCCTTCTAGAAAACTTCCACTTTTTGATAAGACACCAGATACAAGACCACCTTGTTTCTTTTCCTTCTTTGGTGTTGTAAATTCTGGTTTAAATTGAGTTTTATCCTTTTTTTGTGCTTCTAAGTTACTAAGACTAACTTTTTTAAGATCTACAAGAACTTTGCCGAGAGAATTTACAGTCTCTCCTAGGTTGTTGATTGCACGAGTATTCGTGTTTATTGACTTCGCTAAAACAATATCAGATTTTTTTACGTCAGGATCAGCACTGCCCGAGGGATCTTTGACCTGTACGAACTTATAAAAATTAATTTTTGAACTTTTTTGTACAGTTGCCATTATTGTGATCTCGTCGTTATGCTAGAAGGAGTCGCTTTAACTACTTCACCACCACCATTATTTATGGGAACAGCAGTAGGAATAGGAACCAACTTCTCAAGAATAACGGGAATAGGAATAAAGTCTAACGCCTGATTCATAGCATATTCAGCGGATATACCACCTTCAGACAATGCTTGAGATGCTACATCTTTAACCCCACCAATAACTTTAGGATCAACTCCTATCTGTCCTGCTATATCTGCCATAGCAGACATCATATCTCCACCCATCGCACCAGTAACTGCATTATAAAGTCCACCAAGTCCAAAGTGAGTTGCAGCACCTTGAATCATATTCATAGGATTCAATCCACCTTTCAATACAGAATTGGCAAATCCTCCTAAAGAAGGACTAAGCATCCCAAGTCCAGTACTCAAAGCACCTCCAAAGTTTCCAGTTAATACATTAGAAGCAATTTGACCTATAGGTCCTGACATAAACTCACCAACCTTACCCATGATCCCACCCATACCAGGAATCATTCCTAACATTGCCATAGGATTGCCCGTGGCAAGTGTATTAATGCCTGCCATGATAGGTGCAGCACCAGGAATAAACGATGCAGCAGTTCCAAGCACTTGTCCAATAGGACTTTGCATAACACCACTAACTGCCTTACCAATACCACCTGTAACTCCTTTGATGGCATTACCAACACTCTTAACTACACCACCAAGGAACATCTCTTGTTCAGGAACTTCTTGTCCTTCATCTTCCTTCGCTTTACCCATAAGGGTATTAATAATCTCACCAATATTAGGCAGTTTTGATAATACCTTATCAATATCAGTTTTTAATCCTCTTGCACCGATAGCATCAACAACTCCTTCTTCTCCCTCTTGCAATTGAGGAACAAAATCACGAACGAACATATATCCGTCAAGAAGCATTGATGCTACGTTACCAGCACCTGCTGTAGCAAGACCAGCAACATCTAAGATACCAGAAGTACCTTCAATCAATGCACCAATAGAGTCGCCATTTGCTGCCCTATCATAAGCAAATGCAAGGTTTACAATTCCACCAACAACAGGAAGAATTGCTGCTGCTCTTTTTCCTAACTTAGAACCTGCTGTTGCAACATCACCAAAACTAGCAATACCTTTCTTCTTAAGGATCTCTGTTGCCTTGTCCATCCCAGGCAGTTTCTTGAGCATATCGAACAATCCCTGTCCGATTTTTGCTGCCTTGTTTGCTATAGGATCAATGATCGGTTTTAATGGAGTTAAAATCTTCTCCAGGAAAAAGTTCTTAGCACCTGTTCCTAGTGATTCAAGTCCACCCTTAAATGCATTTCCTGCAGCTGCTGACCACTTCCTACCCTTTTCTGCAATAAATTGAGTTGCCTTAACAGTGTTTTCCCAACCTGCTTTAGCTGCTTTGCTTAAATTACTATACTGCTTACCTGCCCAATCAGGAAGTCCTTTCAATCCTCTATGAAGTGCCCCAAGACCT